GACGCAGAGAAAGCTGCTCTATTTACTGAACAGATTGATGCAGCAACAGCCACCCCAAGTAAACAGGCTACAGTAGCTGGACAACTAGAAGGTCTTATGGCTCAGTTTGAAGGTGGTAACACACCTGCTTGGGCTGCTGGCTCTATGCGTACAGCAATGCAGACACTAGCTGCTCGTGGCTTAGGTGCATCTAGCCTAGCAGGTCAGGCTGTTATTCAAGCAGCTATGGAATCTGCTATTCCTATTGCTCAGGCTGACGCAAGTGTTATTGCACAGTTTGAAGCACAGAACCTAAGCAACAGACAACAACGTGCAATGCTTGCAGCACAGCAACGTGCTACATTCTTAGGTCAAGAGTTTGACCAAGCATTCCAGGCTCGTGTGCAGAACGCAACTAGGGTTGCTGACGTAGCAAACATGAACTTCACTGCAGAGCAACAGATTGCTCTTGAAGATTCTCGTGCTGCTAACACAATGAATATGGCTAACCTAAATAACCAACAGGCTATGGTTATGGCAGAGGCTGCTGCGTTGTCTCAGTTAGATATGGCTAACTTGAACAACAGACAACAGGCTGCTGTACAGAATGCTCAGAACTTCCTTCAGATGGATATGCAGAACCTGTCTAACGAACAACAGACTTCTCTGTTCAGAGCACAGCAAAACGTTCAGGCTTTATTTACTGATCAGGCTGCAGAGAATGCTGCACTACAATTTAATGCTGCATCTGAGAACCAGACTAACCAGTTCTTTGCTGACCTTCAGGCTAACGTAGCTAAGTTTAATGCTGACCAAGCAAACAGTGTAGCACAGTTTGATGCCAATGCGGTAAACGCAACTTACCAATTTAACGTAGCACAAGATAACGCATTCAGACAGTTCATGATTAATCAGAACTTAGCTGTTGCCCAAGCCAATGCTCAGTGGAGACAGCAGATTGCTACAACTAACCAGGCTGCTCAGAACGAGGCTGCTTTCTACGCAGCTAAAGAGATGAATGCACTTAGTCAGGCAGCACTAGATGAAATCTGGCAGAAAGAACGTGACGAAATAGATTATGTTTATAACGCTTTTCAAAATGATAAAGACAGAGCAAACGCTATCATCCTTCAGAAACTAGCTGCTGATGCTGAGTTAGACGCTGCTAAATTACAGGCTGAAATAGGAGCTACGCAAGAGCTTTCCAAGGCTGTCTATGACTGGATATTTGATTAAGGAATAACCCATATGCGTTTTAATTATTTAGATAAGTTAGAAGACTATAACAGATTTACTAAAGATAAGTCTGGTGTAGATTCTTCTAAAAAGGGGGTAGGTTCTTATTCAAGGCAAAGAACTAAACAGTATATTGGCCTAGGTCAAGCCTCTGCAGAAGACACTAAATACGGAATGCAGTCTGCAGCCCAAGGCGTAAGACGTATGTTTAAACAGTCTGACATTCAACAGGCTAGAGTTAACTCTCAAGACACTGAGTTAGAGATGGCAGCATGGATTGACAGTATTGAATCTGAAAGACAAGAGAATGCACCAGAGGTAGAACAAGAAACCTATGATGCTTTAAAATTGAGTAAAGATCTGTATGGTAAGAAAGGTGTTCAAGCTGGTGAACCTGCAGCAAACTCTTACTTTAACACACCTATTATTAAAGGTGATTTAAGAGGTAACTCTCGTAAGGCTGGTGACGTATCCCCAGAGGTACAGCAACAGATTGTAAATAAGATTGTTGAGACTGGTAGTTCCTTAGATATGAGTGACTACGAAATTGCTTATGCTTTAGCCACAGCAAGGGCTGAGTCAGGATTCAATCCAGACGCTGCAGCTAAGTCTACTAGTGCAAGAGGTGTTGGTCAGTTTGTGAATAAGACAGGAGAATCCTACGGTATCACTGCTGAGAACCAGTGGGATGTAGATGTTCAAATCCAAGCACTCCTAGAACATACAATAGACAACTTCGAAATGGCTAGGAAGAAAGGCTACAGTAATGAGTATGTGTACGCATTACACCATGATGGCCCTTCACTAAACCGTGGTGGTCTTGGTTTATCTAAACAAAACGTTATGCCATTTGTTCCAAAATACTTAGAACTAATTAAGAAATACAGAGGTGAAAAATAATGGACGGACCTATCCCAGGACAATCCTTAACAAGGACACCACGAAATGCTCTGTATGAGAGACCTCCAGAGATTGCTGACCCTAACGAAGCTGTAATCTGGCACATGAGAAGACTGTCTGACCCTAACAGATTGGATAATCTTTTGTTTACTCTAGAGTATGGTGTTCCAGTTAAACATGCTACACAGGCAGCACTGACTGCTGCTGTTGCTAGAGGTATCCATAGCATTGACGTGAGTTTGATTATTGCTCCTGTTGTTCATAAATTTATTTCTTCTACTGCAGAAGAGGCTGGCATTGAATACCTTGATGACTTTGAAGGTAGAGAACAAAAAGAACAAGACGAAAGAGCTAAGGTTCAAGCCCTCCTTAAGAAGTCTGTTCAAGAGACACCTGTTGAAGAACGTGACGAAGGTTACGAGATGCTATCTGAAATGTCTGAGGCTGTAGAATCTATGGATATAGAGCAAGAGACACAGGGTGAAGTCGCTGAAGAACTACAAGAAGTAGCTGCTGCAATAGAAGAAGAGCCACAAGAGAAACCTCGTGGTCTAATGGCGAGAGGATAAGAGAATGAGCTTTCTAGGTACAATAGCAGTAGGTGCAATGGCGCAAGCCTACAACGAAGATAAGGCTGCTAAGGAAGCACAGGTAGCAGAAATTCAAACGGCTAAACGTCAGTGGTTATTTACTACTGGTATGGAAAATATAAAGAACAGACGTGAAAGACGTAAGGCTGCAAGTGGTAGAGTATCACAGGCTCAAAGATTTGGTTTCTCTCGTAAGTCTGCTATGGCTCTTGAAATGTCTGGTCAGTTAGAGTTTGAATTAGACAAGGTTCAAAAGCTTATTGGTAATAATAAATTATCAGAAAAATATATTCCTACTCTTGTAGCATATCTAGAGGATAAAGTAGAAAACGATGAGCAACTATCTGCAGCTATAGCTAAGGGTCTTGAACCAGAGAGCTTAGTAAGTGAAGAAGAAATGTCTCTTGGTCTTATTAATTCTCTTGGGGATCTAAATGAACTACAAGAACAGTTTATGAAAACAACAGGGGGTGGTTCTGTAGGTCTACCTGCATTCCAATACACTCCAACTAAAGGTGCTCGTATTGAGTTGTCTGATAGCAAGAGTATTCGTGCTCAGTTGGCTAGTACTCTTAATACAATGTACGCAGACAGCTTCCAAGTTAACGCAATGGGGGATGTTACATTTACTCAGAATGCTAAACCAGAAGTTCAGAAATTGTTTAATGATTTGGCATCTAAGACAATAGAGCTTGCAGAAGATCCTACAAATTCTTATAGCCCTACATCCGCTTTAAATACAGTCATTAGTACAATTCAAACAAGTCAGTTTGTTCCACCTACTGTTGTTGTAGAAAAGTTGGATGAAGCACTAGAGACCCCTGACTTTAGCTGGGAACCATTTAAAGTAACAACATCTGACGATACTGACGATACTGACGATACTGACGATACTGACAGCAGCAATCCAGCAAACGATTAAGGTGATGTATGAGTTACGTACAAGAAGCAGAGGGTAAGTATTTTACTGACCTTCTAAATAATGAAGAGTTCCAACAAGACCTTAAGGACTTCTTTTCTGGTGGTCGCTATAACTACTCGAAAGAACAGCTAGATGACGTTGAGCAGTTAGCTGATGACTTCGCACAACATATGAGATGGCAGTCCACTAACGAAGCTACCGCTATCTATGATTTGCTGTACGTTCAGAAGTCAGACAAAGAAGTATCAAGAGATGGTAAGGTTTCATTTGGTAAACTGATGCAAGCCTACGATGTTTCTGAGGGGGGTGGTACTGGTAAGCTCGAAGGTGCTTGGGATTACTTCTCAGCTTTTGCTGCATCCCCTTCTACTATTGGTACTGCTGCAACATTTGGCTTTGGTGTAGGCTCTAAGATAGCAGCCAAGGCCGCATCTAAGACTTCTCAGATGGCGATAAGAGCTTATGCCAATAAGCTACTAGCTGAAGGTATGTCTAAACAAGCTGTTAAAGAAGCTGTAAAAAAGAGTGTAACAAAAGAAGGAGCCAAGGCTGCAGCTATATCTTTTGGTGCTGAAGCAGCAATAGGTGGTGTGTCTTCTTATGCTCAGGGTGAAACAAGAGAAGAAGTTATTCCAGGTTACGAGTATACAACCACTGACCTTGCTATTGATGCTACCATTGATGGAACCCTGGGTTCTGCAATAGGTGGCTTGGGTGGTATGTGGGCACAATCCACAAAGAACAAAGCTGCTGATGCTCTTGTAGATCAGGCCAAGAAAGCAAGTGATATTGCTAAAGCTAATGCTAAAGCTGCTGTAGATTTTATTAGTAATAGTAATCTCCCAGAGGATCAGATCAACGATACCATGTCTGACATAGCAGACTTAGCTCAAATCTTTAGAGCAAGGGAAGCTGGTAAGGCACTAGATCCACTGGATGAAGCATCAGTAAAAGAAGGTCAGATGATCTTTAGTCGTATGCTTGATGAAAGAGCTAACGAACTTATTGCACCTGGCCTAGACATGAATACTGTAAGAGGTATTGCTGCAGCAAGTATTAAGCTGAAGGAAAGACTGAAGCTTAGACCAGGGGAACGTGTAAGCTCTGGGGTAGCAAGATCTATTGTTGATGGTTCTATTCAAACAGATGAACTGACAGATATTAGAAGACAGTTTAACTTGTCTGCTGAAGAGATGTCTTATCTTTGGTTGGCTGAACTATCTAAAGCAGGTAGTGTTCTAGCTGAAGGTTCAAAGATTAAGAAAGCAATGACACAAGAGATAGATGTACTTGCTAGTCAAGGTGCCTCTGTGTTTACAGGTAATGAAGCAGCAGAAGTTCTAGGTAACTTAGAAAGAGGTGGAGCCTACAGCTTCCTTCAAGACCTTGACCAAACACGTATTGCTTTCATGACTTCGCAGCTAGGTACTACAGCAGCTAACGTTGCCACTGGTGGCTACAACGTTATTGTTGATATGTCTGACTCTTTCTGGAAGGATGTCTTGGACGCAACTGTAGGCAATAAGATGCCAGATGGCTCTGTCAAAAGACAGTGGACCAACAGAAGTTTATCTACCCTAAGGGGGTTTACACTTAACAGAAAAGAAGCTGAGATACTTGGGGCAATGCTTATCGAAGATGCCCCTATGAAATTCACTGAGTTGTTCTATGAAAGCCAACGTGTTGGTGACCTTACACAATCCAACAACTTTCTAAACAGAACAGCTAGGTTTGTTAATACCCTTAACATGGCTACTGACTCTGTATTTAAACAGGCTTCTTTCTATGGTGCTTTTGACAGGAGACTAAGAGAACTTAATGATCCTGAGTTAGGTGCAAACTTTGCTGAGTATTTAAAAAGACACACAGACCTAGAAGCGGCAAGGTCTGCTGGTGTTGTAGACTACGCAACAGACTACGCCAAACGCTTTACGTTCCAACGTGGCTACGAAGGTGATAAGTCTTTGTTTGGGCAGACAGCACAAGGTGTTCAGTCCCTTCATAAAAGATTTCCTTTCCTTATCTCTGAAGGGATGGGTATTCCATTCCCTCGTTATGTAGCTAATCACCTAGAATACGTAAATGATTATACACCTATCGGTATTATAACTGGGGGTGTAGATCGGTTAGATAAAATTCTATACAAACAGGACGAAAAATCTATTACTCTTGTAGGTGACCAGTTTAAAACTGGCAGGGATCGTGTAGCTAGACAAATGACTGGTGCCATGTTGACTATGGGCGGTGTCTGGTTAGCGGCAGAGAAGAATGGTGAGATAGACTACGACAAGATTGCATCCTCCACTGGTGCTGAGACAGATGTAGGCCGTACTGCTGGTCCTTGGGCTGCTAACCTTTTAATTGGTGACCTTATCTGGAGATCAGGAATACTGGGTAATGAATCCCTACCGATCAGTAGTGAATCATTTAAGAATAATGCTGGTGAAGTTCTAGCAGGTATGGGTGATCTAGGTTTTGATCTTGGTCTTGTAGCAGACTTAAGTGATGCAGTAGAAACTGGTGAGTTCTCTGAGGCTGCATATAAGAGACTAGGTAATATCGTGTCTACCTTTACCTACCCTGGTACTATGGCAAGAGATGTAGCTGGGCAGCTATCAGACTTTGCTAGAGGTAATCCTTACGTAAGAGATGTAAGGGGAACAGAGGAAACTGGAGAAAGAAATTTCCTTGAGGAGATTGTTGGGGAAGGTGTATTCCGCAATCAAGCCCTAAGATTTATAATGGACTCTCAGAGTGTAGGGCTTACACAAACAAAGAGAGGAACAAATCAAGATCTTAAATTGTATTCTCCATTTAATCCTACTCCTATTGGTGGGTATAACCCTATCTCCAGGCAGTTTGGTTACACACAAGAACCACCTAGTACTGATCTACAAAAAGAATTAAATGTTCTTGGTCTAGAAGAATATAAGCTATACGGAAATACAAAGACAAAGAATGCCAGTGTTGACTACGCAGTAAGAAAACTGTTGGCAGTTGGTATGTCTGGTGTCCCTACTATGGCTGAAGAGTTTAAAGAATGGAAAGGTAACTGGAAACTTACAAACAGAACTGAGTTTGCTGGCAGAACCTACGATGAACTAGGAGATGATTACGAACTTAAGAAGTTAGCACTTCAAGACTTTGTGAATCACAGAATTGCTAATGCTCAGGATCTAATGACTGGTGCTTTTGAGAGAATGCTTGAGAGTGATTCTGGCAGGAAGAGGGCTGCAGGTTTTGTTAGAAATAACTACGTAATCAAACAGGCACAACTTGAGTCTAGTACTGGTAGAACCTTTGATGATTTAGTTTCTATTATGACACGTAGTGAAACAGTGAAGTATAAGACTGCGAGAGAATACCTTGAAGACTCTTCTAGTATTGAAGAAGAACTAGCAAGAAGACAAAAGATAATGCAGTTTGCTGACGACAACTATGACTTTGATAAGGATATATTTCCTACTCAATTTCTAGGTGCTGCTGAAACATATCAATAAAAGAAAACCCCCAGTGGAATGCTGGGGGTTTAGTTCATGACGATTTATCTCTAGTCTTTTTATAATCAAGCATAAGTTGGGAGTAGCTGTATGCTTGGTCAACGATCTCGCCTGATCGTAAATACTTTCCAGATGCGAGGAGACCTGATAATGCCGCACCTGCAAAGTAATCCCTAGTCGGTATATCACCAACAGGAATATCCTTTTGAACAAACTCTTGGGCTTCTTGCTCAAGGGTTTTCTTTTTGTTTGGTGGTTTCTTTACGCCACTTCTATTAGTTTTTTGAGATACCATTCTGCTTTCTCCAAGTCCTGCACACCGTTCTTATAACGCCATCTGTGCATGTACTTTGCTATGTTGCCTCGAAGATAACCGATGAACTCTTCTCTGGTGAGGAAGTCTTTGATGTAGTTTATGCACTCAATCTCCCCCTGACCATAGTGTTTAGGTTTCTGTACAGCGTCAAAGAAATCTTCGCACTCAGCACATACACCATTGTCATCCAAAAGGTTATCACACTTTCCACAGTAACTCATAGGGTAACTAACTCCGCTTCAGTGTAAGGGATATGATAAAAGGTTTCATTCTCTGGTATCCTGTGTGTTGGTCCAGTAGGTTTCTGGATACAGTCATCAGTCATCTGAGTACCTTTAATTCTCCAGGCTTTATCATATGTTTTATTAAAGACAAAGAAGTATAAGTTGTCCAGGTTATCACTGTACTTTTGTACGAGTCTTCTCTTACGTCCAGGTATTCTAACTTCTTTCCACCAGGTAGGCCAGTCACCTGACCACTGAGCCTTACGCTCAACCTCATGGTAGTACGTTTGCCCATCCTTTGTTGTAACTAAGTCAGCATAATAATCTTCTTTATCAGAGATAATAATGTGACCTTCTCTTTCAAGTAGAGTAATCAGTGCCTGTTTAGACGGTTCGTTTACTTGATCGTAAACATCTTTTCTAAACTTACGTACATGTACTTTCATTTGCCTTGACCTCTGTATGGTTTGGTTGACCTACGTTTATGTTTGTTCATTGAACCTAGTTTCATAGAGCCTAATCGTTTTGATTGAGATGTTTTCTTCTTTAATGATTGGATTGTACCAACAGAAGATCCTACAATCTGTACTTTAGCCATTAAGTTTTCTCCACTTTAATTCATGAACAAGCATGTTCTGCTCGTAATCACTTAGTATCATCCAGTCCCTTATTTCGTCAAGTGTTCTTTTACACCCTACACAAAAGCCATCATCATCAATACGACAGACCTTTATGCAGGGTGATGGGACAGTACCCAGTTTCTTTCTACGTTGTCTATTCACACTGACGTAGACCAGTAGCAGGATCGTAGTAGCAAGCACCGCCCTCTTCTACGTAGTCCTGTGTCTCTTCAACTACTGGTTCCTCTGCTACTTCCTCAGAGGTGGAGGCGTTAAGGATACCATAACGTTTACCTGCTGCACGGAAGGTAGTGCAACCAGATGAACCACCATCGTAGGCATCCATGTAGACCTGCTTAAACTCTTCCCATGTTACTTCTTCACCAACATTACATGTCTTTGAACAAGCTGAGTCAACAAAGCGTGAAGCAACATTCAATACTTTGACGTGATCAAACACTGACAGTTCGTCTGCAGTCTTACCCTTCACACCAAAGACACGATAACCATAGTCTTCTACTCGTTCAACCTTTGGTCCATCGAAGGTTTGGATAGTTCTGTCGTAGTAATGTGAGAATACAGGTTCGATTCCAGAGGATACGTTGTCGGCTGACAGACTGATAGTTCCTGTTGGAGCAACAGAAAGCAGATGACTGTTACGAATACCATAATCGCTAATGAGATTGCGGATATCATCAGGAAGAGACTTAGCAAAGTCACTCTCCAGATAAGCCTGAGTAAAGAGAGGGAAAGCACCCTTCTCAATAGCCAACTCAACAGATGTACGATACGCAACATTCCTAATCACCCCCATGATTTCTTCGAGGGTCTGCAAGAATCTATCGCTGCCATACTCAAACCCTAGTGCTTCGATAGCATTTGCTACACCAGTAACACCAAGGCCCATACGTCTTTTACTCTTGGCTTCTAACTCCTGTTCTTCAAGTGGATACGTTGCTCTATCTACGACATTATCCATAGCTCTTACGACATGTGGGATGTCATTACGTAGTTGGTTCATGTTGAAGACGTACTTACCTTCGTGATCTACTACGTACTTAGTCAGGTTAAATGAACCAAGTAGACATGCACCATTCGGTGGAAGCGGTTGCTCACCACATGGGTTGGTGGCTGCAATCTTTTCTGCGTACCATAGGTTGTTCTTCTTATTGATACGATCAATGAAGAGGATACCAGGTTCTGCCCAGTCCCATGTAGAACGTAGGATCTGATCCCATAGTGCAGTAGCACTTACTGTTTTATAGACACGTCCATCAAACTTTAGATCAAAGTCTAAGTCCTCTTTCACAGCTTTCATAAACTCATCAGTCACACCTACAGAGATGTTGAACTGTGTCAGTGTGTCACTGTTATTCTTTGCTGTGATGAACTCTTCAATGTCAGGATGATCAACACGTAGGACACCCATCTGTGCTCCACGTCTGTGACCTGCTGATGCAATGGTACGACAGACAGCATCAAAGATACCCATAAAAGATAGAGGGCCAGATGATTTACTGTCCAATGATTTAATCAAGGTGCCACGAGGACGCAGTGTACTGAAGTCATAACCAATACCACCACCCAGGCGCATGGTCTCTGCTGCACGTCTTGCTGCTTCCATAATGCCATCCATGCTATCCTCAATAGTCATAGACACAAAGCAGTTGTAAGGTGTCACACGTCTTGGTGCACCCATAGCAGACTGTACACGTCCTGCAGGTAGGAAGCGTTGGTTATATAGGATGTTACGAAAGTTATTGAAGTGTGATTCATTATCCTTCAGTGCTTCAGCAACACGAGTCATTGCCTCACGAAATGTTTCACCCTTGCTGCGATACTTCATAGCATGGATTTCTTCTGAGATTGATAGTGTTGGGCCGTACTCTGGTTCTGTGTTTGGGATGCTCATCTGTTGTCTCCTGATCCTTTTAATTTTCCACGTTTCTGTCTGTCATCTAGCTTGATAATGTTTAACTCAAGCACCTCCTGTAGTCCCTTACCATAAATATTTGCAAGGGCAGTGGCGTAGAATACTACGTCACCTAACTCTTTCATAATCTCTTCATTCTGGAATTGAGAGCTATCACGAATAAGTTTCTTAATCTTTTCCGCAACCTCTCCTGCTTCTCCCACAAGGCCAAGTGTATTCTCCACTAGTCTTGCCTGACCTTCAGTCATAATCTTTTTCTCTACCCATCTAGAATAAAGATCTGTCCAGTCTACTTCATCACTATCAAAGTTATCAAAGTAACCAAACTTATCTAGGTCATCACCACTTATCATTTCTGTTTCACCTCTATCTCAACAATTTCTAAATCGTCTAAGTCGTATATAGTGTCCTGAATAATATCTTCAAGACTCTTTTCCAAACTATCTGAAGCAATAAAGTTTGCATCAGGATCTAAATCTACAAGTATCGTTACCTCGAACAACACAGGAACCTCCAAGTTATATAAATAAATATAATATCGTCAACAATTATTCTTTCAACCAATCGTCAGGGATTGATTTATCTGCGTACTTAAATCCGTACTTCTTACACCAGTCACCATAAGATGACTTAGCACCCTTATATAGTTTTGCTCTACTGTTTTGAAATACAAAACGAATATCTAGATCAGGAAACTGTTTCTGAATTTCACGGTGTTTGCGTCTATCTGTTGAGACAAATCGTCCCTTGGTTTCTACTATGATACCATTAGATAAAACGAAGTCAGGTGTATACGTTCTTACTTTTAAGTCAACCCACTTAATCTTTTCTTTTTCGTAGGTGAACTCAATACCTTTGGATCGTAGCTCTTTTGCTACATCATCCTCGAAGCCTGAACGATACCCTGCTTTAAGTGCTGCTGCTCTATACTTCCTGCTCATTGTATGTAAGATCCTCTGGTACGTTTGGTTTCTTTACCACATCTACCAGGAGTACGTCACCATTACCATAAACAAATCGTCTGGCCTCAGGCCAACACTTCTTGTTGAACTCACAGAATCCACAAGAAGGATGTAGCTTTGTGTTGGGGCTAGTCTTTGACTGTGGTACAGGTTCAAAGCCTCTGTCAGGTATCTCACCTGCCACCATCTCTTTGACTTGCTCTACCTCTTTCTCCTTTTGTTCTAGCTCAGGAGTGAAGTCATAAACATCAAGACAAAGTGAACCATTAACTTTATCAACAACAAGGAAAGCCCCATGTGTTTTGTTGGTCACCAGTGGATCGTCTTTTGCTGCATACACATAAGAACTAAGCTGACTGATGTAACCAAAAGGATCTTCCTCTCTAAGGTTACCTTCAGCAAACTTCTTGAACGAGTAAGGTGACGCTGACTTAACATCAACTGTCATACCATCAATGACTGCATCTCTGTGTCCTGCCAGATCATTGATACGCATACGATCCTGCTGCCCTGTTACTGTGTGACCAGAAGCCTCAACAATAGAGAGGACCAACTCTTCTATCATGTCACCATAAAAGAACTTCAGCAAATCCGATGGAGCAAGAGGCTTTGCTGTCGCAGTCTCGTTAATCTTATACCATAGTTTTCTTTTGCATGGACTACCAATAGAAGAGAACGACAGATACCCTCTTGGTTTCTGTGGTGCTCTGAATCTTGAGGTAGCTGCTTTGCCAATACGATCACCCATCTTCAGGCTAATCAAATGATCCCAACCTTTGAGACCAAGTATTGTGTCTTCCATATCTTTAATGAGTGTATCTATGCTTGGCATATCTTTATCCTTTTTTGTTTGTACCCCCACCCAGTTAAGGGTGAGGGCTTTCTTCTAGGGAAAGGAAACAGGGAAACCTAGAAGGGGATAGAGTCCTGGGGTTCCTGGGAGGAGGTGGAAGACGATGAACCACCAGAACTGGAGTGGTCTGTGAACATTGTACGTGGTTGGGAGGGGCCACCTTCTGATTCATAGACCACATGCTCAAGGATCTGGACACCTAGTAAGCGTGTACCTGTACGTCCAGTACGTGTAGGATAAACTTCTACCTTCACGATACCTTCACTGCCATTACCAATAAGACCCTTCTCCTGTAGGTTCCAAGCCTTACCAGTCACGTCAGCTACGATAGGTGCGCCACCCATCCAGTCCTGTGCGCCTGTATGAGGACGAGACACTGTGACTTTGTAGCCATCAGTAACTTCCTCAATCTTCTTCATGCATCCCGCTTTCTTTAAAGCGTCTGCAGTTTCTTTATCTGTGGTGACAGTAACCTTGTACTCACCATCAGTTTCTTTATTCCACTCAGCACGATCACGATTAGACTCAAATACTTTTGCCCAATCTAGTTTGCCTTTGATGTCGATTTGTGTAGCTGGCATAATGCCCTCCTTTGATTTGATAACTGTTATGTAATTCTACTTGAACAGGATGTCAATGGGTCTCTGCCCAATTTTTTCCTACGTCATACGATCCTGGTGTAGGTATTTTGAATCCTAGTTCTTTGCCAGTCTCAAGCATACAGTCTGCTTGTATCTGACCAAGACGTTTAGCTTCTTCTTCCGTTCCTGTAACCTCCACTTGATATTCGTCATGAATGAACCCAACCATCTTGAAGTTAATCCCTTCCTTACGTGCTACGTCATGCCAACGTAGGAGGGTGTGCTTCATGAGGCAAGCCTCTCCATTCTGTAGTATACCTGCGAGTGCCTTGTGTGTGCTAGGCACATTGACCTTACGTCCATCGTATCCTTTGAACCAACCATTATCTCCAACCTGTTTGATGTATCTGTTCTTAAGATCGTATAAACCACCAATACTCATCTCGAAACGAGTACGTGCATCCTGTGCTTCTTTCTTGTTGACCTTTAATATCTGGGCAGTCTTAGCCACACCTGCACCTAGCAGCCATGCGTAGATGAAAGTCTTTGCCATATCTCGTGTACCATGAGGGACAGCAAGAGCATTCTTGTTCACGTTGTGGATGTCTGTCTCGTTTTCTTTCTTACCTTCCATAATTGCTTTGGCATACTGATCTTCACCAAACATACGCCATAGATAATCAGCAAGTACACGTAACTGAATCCCATCTGCGTCTGTACCTACTAGCCAAGAGCCTGAGGGTACAGTCCAACAAGCACGTAGGTGTAGGTCATACTGATTCTTTACTTCTTCTACTGCTGTCTTTGCATCTCCATGAAAAGGAGAAGAGATGTTAGCAGTGTTGGGGTCTTTGTGTGCGCAGCGTCCAGTCCATGCACCAATGCTCTGTATCCTACCATGAATACGAGAGTCATCTCTGCACTGCCCTATCCACTCCACCAGTGAGGAACGTCTACCTTCTAGGGTGAGCCACTGGGCGAGAGCCTTTGCCCCCTCAGGGGCTGTCTCAGGGAGTGTACCAAGGTTGTCCTCTGATACAGTAAAACCATACCTGTCTAGCTGCTCTTTCTTCTGATCATAAAATTCTTGATCCATAACATCTACTGACTTGCCGTAGGGGTCACCAACTTTCTTACGTGAGAAGGTAATGGCTGTCTTAGTTCTGTCCACAGGGTTCCAACCTGCAGACCAGAGAGCATCAATACGATCCTTAGAGGAGCCAGGGTTAAACTCAATCCAGTCATGACACACTAGGTCTTCACCTTCTTGTGTAGTCATGGCGTATCTTTCCTTGGCCTTAGTAACTGTAGCCATCTCACTTCCATCTTTCTTAAGACGATACTTAATACGATTGACCTCAGTTAACTTAGGCGGGAAGTCTACTTGGAATTGTTCTTCAAGGTACTTCATCTTTTGTTGAACAGAGTTGAGAAGGAACTGTGCTTTGTTCTTGTCAAAGAAGAAACCATAGTACTGTGTGCGTACCAGTTCGATCTGTACGTTGTGTTCAGTCCTCAGAGAAAGTGACCAATCATTATCCCAAATAACAGAAGAGAAATGTTCATAAAGAGCATGAGTAACCTCGATGTCTCCATACCAGTATTCAACCATTTCATCACTGAACTTATCAAATTCATGGAAGTCTCCTTTATGTTTGTTCAATCGTATACCCCAAGCCTGTAGGCTGTGAGGAAACTTAGCACCCTTAGGTGTGTCAATGTCATAGTCCACCAATCTACTGATGATCAGTGTGTCTATAACTTTCTGTGGATCTATGAGTCGAGGCTTCAGTAGTTTGTTTAGCATGGGCGCATCAAACTGTATGAAGTTGTGACCAACGATTAGGTCTGCTGATTCATACCAGGCGATGGCTGCTGCCTTAGCTACTGGATCTTCGTGGCAGTTCTCAAACTTGTGTACTTCACCAGTGGAAAGATCCTTCCCACCACAAAGCCACAGCTTATCACTCCCCTCTAGTCCATTAGTTTCTATGTCACTGATGACGATCTTCATCCCTGAAACACTGCCTCCTCCAGTATTGTGGTCTCAGGATCGTAGTAGACTGACCCTGCATTGCCTAACTTAGCGAAGGGTCTGTTCTTGTCAACGATGAATTGTGTAGTGTTACGTATTACTTCATCATCTGATTCAGTATCACGTTGCAGTTTGATACAGATGATGGCCTCTTCCTCAAGGGATGCTGCGTACTTAGTACGTCCATCCTCGTTAACCTGGGATATAAAGACAACACCAATGTTCAACTCCTTAGCAAGCTGTGCCATGCGGGAGCCTAGTGTGGTCAGGGTACTGGTGGCTGCATCAACCCCAGAGTTTGACAGGTAGGCCAGACGTTGGACGTGATCAATAAAGATATACTCTGCACCATAGACTGTGGATGCTAGGCGTACATACTCTAACAACTGCATAGGATCATCATGTGACTGCATCTCAAAGATGATTGTGTTCTCACCACCTGACATCTTTTGGGCTGCAGTAATGACCTGCTCCTCAGTAAACCCTGTGGCAATGGCATCCTCTTTGGTACGTACATTCCAACCTAGTTCGTAGGTTGCCATAGCACGATAGGTTGTGGACTTCATCTCTTCCATGTGGAGGAGGGCCACTCGTGTCTGTTGCTTCAGTAGTGCAACCTCAAAGTACCTGACTAGCTCAGTCTTACCTTGCCCACGCAGTGCCTTGATGAATGTCAGGCCACCCTTCACTAGGCCACGCAGCTTATCGTCTAGGCCAGTGTGTCCTGTTGGTACATACTCGTAGGGGTTCTCAGTTGTGATTGCTTTCTCAACTTCAAGATCACCTACAAAGAAATTGTCTGGGCTGAAACGTTGAGGCTTCAGTGCTGCCCACTTCAGGTCATCACCATCACCTTCCATCAGGAACTCGTTGGCATCTTTCCACTTGGACATAGGTACGTAGTAGAACTTGTCAGGCATCATGCTGTACAGTTTCTGTGCTGCGCCTTTACCTGCTGCGTCCAGTTCACCTGCGTAGACTACCATCTCAAAGGCGTTCAAGTATTCAAAGTTATCCTTGATAAACTTCTCTGACAGACTGGCACTAGGTAAAGACTTCACAGGGTAGGACTTTCCTAACACCTGATAGAGACTGGCTGCATCGAACTCACCCTCTGTGATGTAGATACGTTTGCTTGAACCTGCGTTGAAGTCAGGGCCAAACAGATCAGTAGGTGATCCACGTTCTTTAGTCCAGAACTTCTTCTCTGCGTAACCACGATACTTTACGTTGTTAGGATACTTGAATGCGTAACGTACTGGTGAATTGTTCTCACCATACTGCAGTTGGATGTTGTATAATTTAGCTACGTCCTCATCCAAGCCACGAATGTCGTTGAACCTACCAGAAATAATCTTGGTGTTACGTAGGTCTACCTTTGGTGGAGGTGGAGGATAAGTTCCCTCTGCCCAGGAAAACATCTTGTCTTTACCTGGGTATCCACGTCCACATGAGTGACACTTACCTACTTTAGATAGGACGTTATAAGCAAAGGCATCACTACTTGCGCAGTCCTCGAAGGGGCAAGGCTGATGAGTTATCTCGTTGCTGCTGTTTACTGCTTGCATTGTTCTGTTCCTTTTCTTTTGCTGCTTGACGTTCTTCCTTCGTCATAGCACGAATCTTATCACGATACCACTGATTATCTAGTGGCTTTCTTCCCTCAGGTAGTTTTGTCATCTGCTCCATACCTTATATGGTCTTCGATGAAGTCATATACAACCTGCAAGTCTAACTTTGCTGCTGCACAGTAGAGCACTAGCTTCAGACCTTCCTCCTGCAGTAGCTTGGCACAGTTGTTATCAAGGTGGAACTGGTAGGTGGCACTGCCATCCTCGTGTTCCTCTACCTGTTCAACTCCAATCATCCCAGTCATCACAGACCTCTACCAAAAATTTTCTTTTCTTTTTCACCGTGAACAGAACAAACACTTATGATAAACTCTGTAGACCAATCTTTAAAGTCTTCGTTTGACTGAACCTCTTTTACTTTTTGTTGAACAGCATTCATCATTATTGCTGTAAATTCATCAGGCCCATACATATCTGCTTCTTTTATCTTGTTGTACCCTGTCATGTAGTCTTCCATTATTTTACTCCTCGTATGCTCTGAGTGCTTCCCATGATATAGGAAATAGCTTTGCCATCTCATCATCTATATGGTTAGCTACGATCTGTGTTTCAAGTTGTGTGTCAGGCTTACATCGTAGGCTGCACATCTTATGTATTGCTTTCATAGTGCCTGACCAGTACCACTCTGTCATCATCGACTGTGGTAGCACCATACGTGCTTGCTCTGGTGCTACACCTTCATCAAGTAGCTGCGTATATACACCTAGCATCGTGTCATTAAAGTAAGGTACGTTAGCGTTACTCTTAACAATACCATCACTGCCCTGCTTCTTGTCTTCACTACGCCCACGCCAAACATCAGGTTGATAAAACTCAGGCTCTTCATCCACGTAGCGTCTACTTATTTCGTTCCAAATCGTGTACTCATGTTTCTGAAGTTGACGAGCTACAAAGATAGGTGCTTTGACGTGGAAGGTAACAAAAGTGTGATTGAATGGGCTGTAGTGTTTGTGTTTGGCAAGGTAACGTATCAGCTTGGCATCTTTATCATCTAGCTTTCTACCCATACCAGTTTCAAAAGTATGTCCACAATCATTACCAAGCTTAGAACAGTTGTGGCAAAAATAAATAAAGTCAGACTTCTTACCAAAGCTAACTCGTGCAGCGTTCACAACTGACAGGTCAGATCCCATGTGGTCTATGTAATTTACTTCAATCATACCATTCTCTCTACTCGTTTGTTGGCCCACCCTGTAGGACTCGAACCTACAACCTACTGCTTAGAAGGCAGTTGCTCTATCCAGTTGAGCTAAGGGTGGTATCTCTCAGAACATAGGTTCCCAAACTTCACCTTGTTCTCTACGTTTCTTTGCTTCCTCTAACTGTGGCTTCAGTAGGTCAGCGAGATCAAGTTGATTGTCCCACTCGTAGTCATCTATCTGTCGTGCCAGGTCAGAAATATATTTCTCTAGGCTTACTAGTCTTCCTTCAAAACTTCTGGTCTGTATCATTTCAATCT